AGGCATAGCGATCCAAGGTGCTTCTGGCGCACGACGAAGACGCCGGACTCCCAGTGGATGTCGGCCAGCTTCCACTTCTGGCAGTTGTAGTTGTAGGGGGCGAAGCCGCCGTTTGGGTTGAACAGGGTCAGCGAAGTCGACGACCCGCCGGGCTGCTCGACCGTCACGATCTCCTGCGTCATCATGTTGTAGATGACGATCTGCGGGTCGTTCCCGTTGAAGAATTCGGTCTTTAAGTCCGCGTCGGAACCTTGCGCCATGATGGCCAGGTAAGGCACGAAGCCGGACATGGCGTCCCCGCATCCGATGATGTAGACGCCCCAGGTGTCGGACCCTCCCTCGACGCTGGCCGGCTGGATCTGGACATACCCGCCAAGGTCGACCAGAGACGAGTCATCGGACGTAGCCGCGTCGCCCACGGTCTTGGTGCCATCGGGGAAGCACCAGAACTTGCGCACCTCGGCCTGCCACACCCCGAAGGCCATGTCCCCCTTGCGCTGGCTGGTGTAGCGCACAAACCCCTTGCGGCATCGCACGCCCCAGCCTGTGCTGGTTTTAAAGACGCTGACCTGGAACTGGTCCGGCTCGGAAGGCAGCTGCCAATCGGACGGCACGTCCAAGGTGCTGACCCCGTTGGCCGTCGTTAGGTTGTATCCTGGCCCGGGCTGAAGCATGGTTAGACGTTCGTCGAGGAGTAGACCAGGTGCGTGTAGCCTTCGCGGTTGAAGCGCAGCTCGTACGAGAGCTTATACACGGCGCCGTAATCCTCGAAGTGCACCGACGCAATCAGCCATTGGTCGTCCTCGTCGGGAGCCTTGAAAGGGGCCGTGAAATAATCCGGCAGCAGATAACCGAACCCGTCCGGCCCGCGCTTGTACATCGTCTTGCCGACGTAGCCCAGGAGCGTGTTCACGTTGGCCGAGCTCGTCGTGTAGATCGTCCCGTTCACCGTCGAGGTAGGGGCGAGGTACGACGTCTTTTGGTACAACTTGCGGGCCACCGGGTCGGTTTGCTCAAAGAAGCCCAAGAACTTCCCGCCTTCCTTCTGCTCGAAAATAGAGCCGTTTCCGCCTTGGTACACAGGCTTGCGCTCCGTGTATGGCTTAAGGTCTTTGACAAGCGTCGAGACCGAGTAAGGTTGAGGACCAGCGATGCCTCCGCTGCCGGTGGCCGTGAAAAACTTTGGATGGTTGACGATGGGCTCCGTCGTCAGCGTGGCCGACCCGGAGACGTTGGGCTTGGAATATTCGCTTTCCGTGGCCAACCCGATATAATCGACCGTGATGATGGCGATATCGTTGGCGCCATAGACGATGCTGATCTTGTGCGCCTTCAGCCTCGGGTCCGGGCCAAACGAGTCCCCGCGGGAAAAGGAGCCGGCGGCCACTCCGTGGTTGCTCTTGTAGGTGGCCTTGCACGTCAGCACCTCATATCCGTCGTCGGCCACGACATAGCCGGGCTGAAGGACAGGGTCATTGAGGCTATTGCCTTTATTCTTATAGGCCATAAATCAGCGAGGGGGAAGGGGGCTTCGGCCGGACTGCGTAGAACCACCAAAGTCCGGGTACTTGGACGGACGGAAGCCGACGTCAGCCTGGTCTCTTTCGACGAGCTGTCGCAGGGAGTTGGCCATGTCCGTCTGCAGGTTGACCTGCTGGTTCAGCATATCGAACTGCGCGTTCATGCCGACGCCGACCGTGTTGCTCGATAGGTTGGCGATGTTCTGCGCCGTCGCGGCGGTCGTGCCTTCGGGCGGACGCTGGGCCGCGGTCTCCGTGAAGAACTTGTCGAAGGCGGCCTGCAGTTCAGCCGTCAAAGGTTGGGTTGCCAGCTGTTCGGCCGCGGCGGCCATTTCCTGGGCCGTCACAGGAGCCGTGTTTTTAGGGGTGGCTCCACCGGACATCGCTTCGGCAAAACGTCTAAATCCGATAGCTGTAGCTTCAGCAGCCGCCAAGCCTGCAGGGGTCTCCTTGAAGAACTGGATGCGGGCCTGCAGCTTCATCTCCTCGGCCTTCTTCCTGTCCTCCTCGGCTTTTCTCTGATCATTAGCGCGGCGGGCGGCCTCGATCTCCGTCTGGCTCGCGTATAGCTTGGCCTCGGCCGTGGTCGCGAAGTCCAGCGCCTCCTGCACCTCCTGCTTGCGCTTCTCGATGGCCGCAGTGATGAAGTTGATGGCCGAGTGCAGGAGCACCATCGGGGCCATGAACCCCAAGATGAAGTCCTTGCCGAACTCCGTGAACTTCTTGGTTACCATCGCGGACTGACGCTCGAACTCCGACATCGCCTTCTTCGACTTGTCGACCTGCTCCGGGACGTTCGTCGTCCCCTTGATGTTGAAGTTTACGTCCGTGCTCATCCTACCCTTGGGAGGTGGTAAAAGCCGCCATGGCCTCCTCGTCCTCCGTCGTCAGCAGGTTGACCTCCGCACCCTTCATTCCCGAGAAGCACGTCGACAGCCAGATGGCCTGGCATTCGGGCATCGTCCAGGCACGCTCCTCGGGCACCCCGTTGCTGATAAGGTTGGCCACGGTGGCCAGCACCCATGGCATACCGCTGGCCCGCTGCTCCAGCTTCCCGGACTCCCAGAACTTCGGCCAGTGGCCCATGTACATGCGCTCGTGGAACTGCTCCACCGTCCTGGTCAAGAAGTCCGGCTCCGAACCCATGCGCACCATCAGCGCCTTGTCCTTTATCGTGATCTCGCCGAGGGATTGCCCTGCGCAGGTCTTCAGCGTCGCCACGACGTTGGCAGGGGTGAAGGCCACCTCGTCGACGAAGGGCGACCCGATGGCGTGCAGCTTGACGCGGTGGCGCAGGCAGAAAGGGGCAAGCCGATACCCGAGCACCTCGTCGGGCTCCGGGTCGGTGTGCGCCAGGATAAAGCGTCGGTCCATGTCCTACGCCTTAAGCGTAGGAGGCGATGCCGTCAACCTGGCGGAACTTGATGCTCACCCGCACGAAGTCCTTGTTGCTGCCCTTCTCCGAGATGGACTCGATGACCCCGCTGACCTCGTTGGACACGCCGACGTCGGTCTTCAGCTTCACCGTGATGGCGTCGCCGATTTCCGGCATGTCCGTGGTCTTCGCGATGCCCTCGACCGTCCCGGTGCGCTCGACCCCGTCATAACGGAGGGTCACCGTCACGCCCGTCTCGTCGGCCACCTTGTCGTTAAGCTCGAACGCCTTGTCGACGCTCACGCTCTGGGCGATGAAGTTGCTGATGCCCGTCTGCACGGCGACGCCGAACAGAACCGTCACGCCTTTGAGTTTAGCGGCCATATGGTGTCTCTTAACCTTGGCCCGCTGGTCAAGGCGCTAGGACGCACAGGACCGACAGCCGCAGGACCGTCGCCCAAGCCCCCGTCATCTCGTCCAACCCCTGGTCCTCGGAGATCACCGAGACGTCGTACAGGGAGGCGTCCCCTTGGGTCGTGAACTGCGTATCCATGGCGTCGAAGTCGGCCAGCGTGGCGACCATCGCGGCGGCCCGGGCCCGGTGCGTCGTCAAGGTCACGTCGTTGGCGTTGTCGTGCAGGACCACCCGGACCTGGCAGTCGTAGTTGCCCAGCCCGTCGGGCAGGCCGGCAGGCGTGTTGGCCGAGTCGCAGACCACCACCACCTTTGGCATGGCCGCGTCCCCGGCGTAGTCGCCCGGGTAGATGTTCACGCCGGAGAAGGTGCTCTCGCCCTGGAGCATGGTCACGAGGTTGCCCTCGACGATGTGGCGGATGGATGCTGTGCCCATGGGAAGTTATTTGGAACGGCTGGCGACCTTCTTCAACCTTTGTTCCAGGTCAAGGCGCAGCTGCTTGTAGCGCAGGCCGAGCACCGTGTTCTTCACGTCGGCCTCCGTGCTCACCTGGTTCATGTCCGCGATGGCGTTGCCGATCGTCAGCATGAAGTCCGAAGGCGTCTCCGCGTAGGTCTGATACCCGGCGGCGCCGGCATGGCGCTTGATGTAGGAGGGGATGCCGGATGTCCCGAAGTTGCTCTTGTTCTCCCGGCTCGACGGCTTTGGCAGGGACATCAGCACCTTGTACCAGCCGGACTTCAGCTTGCCCACCGCGGGCGCACGGCTGGCCACGTAGTCCTTGATGGCCGCGTTGTCCTGCACCAGCAGCTTGTCCCGCCAGTTGCGCAGCGGATTGACGGGTCGTCCATTGACCAGGAAGCGACCGCCGAACCGTTTGAGCTGGGCTTCATGCGCAGGCTTCAAGTCCTGCACATACCCGACCCCGAACGTGTTGCGCCTGGTCGTAGACCTGTTCAAGTAGTTCTTGGCCTTCTTGAACGCCCGCTCGTCGTCATAGTCGTTCGCGATGGCCTGCAGGATGCGGGTGCCCTTCTTCAGCGCCGAGACCTTGGCGCCGTTCAGCAGGGAACGGAACTCGGACGGCGAACCGTACCGGGTCGTGTAGGCCAGTTGCTGGGTGATCAGAAGCAAAGGCCCGATGCCGCGACCGTCGGCCGCCACGTAGATCTTGCGCACGTCCCGGTTGATGGACTTCTCGCCGGCCTTCTGCGCCTGCACCTTGAGCCCGTTGGCCTTCGACCCCATCGGAGGGGTCAGCATCATGGCCTCCCGGCAGATCAGCGCGGCGTTCTTGAGGGCCACGTCCCGCATGGTCTCGCGGCACCCGTACGCGTACTCAGCCATGGCCTGCTGGAACTCGGCTAGGCTGCGAGGCTCGATCTTGAGCTCGACGTTCACTGGTTCACCAGGATGACCTGGAGAGTGACCCACGCCGAAGGGCGCTTATGGGTCTGCCCGACGATGCGCAGGGACTTGCCGTCAACGGCAATAACTTTGCCAACCCCTAGGGAGGCGATAGGTTCCTGCCCGCTGACGATGGCCGCCGATGCCCCATTAGACCCGTCTGGCTGGCTCCAGGAGGCCGTTGCAGCGGGGATGCGTACCGTATGCTGGGTCCGGTCCACAAAGCCCCCCTCTTGGAAGGACTGCGTGATGACCGGGTCCGAGATCAGACACTGGAAGGTGATGGCCCCGGAGTTGCAGGAGCCAGACACGCCGAAGTCGTAGACCATCAGCTTGGCGTCGTCCAGAAAGGTGCCGTCGGCGTAGAGGCTCATGTCTTACCCTTGGCGAGTTAGTCAAAAAAAAGGGGCTCCCGAAGGAGCCCCAGTGTCCGGCGCTTGGCCCGCTATTAGGCGGTCTTCAGACGCACCAGGCTGGTGGCGCGGCCGACGGCGGCACCGAACAGCAAGGTCGCCGTGACGTTCATGTAGCCGGACTGCTCCTGGCCCATGATGACCTGGACGCCGAGGCCCGTGGTCGCGTCGGTGGCGTTGGCCACTTCCCAGCCCGGGATGTCGGTCTCGGGGAGGGCCGAGGCGAACGCGATGGCGTCCGGGCCGGCCACCCAGCCAGCGAGGTTCTCGGAGTTGGCGCCGAGATTGGCGAACTGGTAGATGCGGGCGCCACCGATGACGCCGAGGTCGCCGTCGCGGATGATCTGCGCACCGAGGACGTTGTTGCCCACGATGGTCGTGTCACCGCGGAGGTCGGCGATGTAGCCGCTATTCAGCACGGCGTAGCGGGGGGACGGGGCCTTGGCGTCATCCAGGGTCTTCTGGGCGGCGATCAGCTCGGCGTAGGACAGGTTAGCGCCGGTCGTCGAGGAGGTCGAGTAGTTGGCGTTGGTGACCTGGGCGTTGATGACGTCCATGACCTTCTGCGCGAGCGCGATGGAGGCCGTGTTGACGAAGTTGTTCACGAAGAACTCGGGACCGTAGTCCTTGAGGTTCGACGGGGTGAAGCGGCTCGAGACCTTGTAGTGGGTCAGCGAGACGGTGGACGAGGTGATCGTCGCGTCGTCCTGCGTGAGGTAGCCGCCGGTCGAGAAGGCCGAGGCGGTCGAGGTCCCGATGAGGGGAACCTGGATCGACATGCCGGACGTGCCCGGGCGAGCCGAGAACACGGTGGAGATGCCGGAGAGGACGGGCAGCTTGTTGGACAAGGCGCCGATGACGCCCTGGGCCAGAACGGCCGGGGCAGCGGTGATGGAGTTAGCCATGGTTAGGAATGATTAGGATTAGGGAAAATTAGAAGCGGAGGCCGCGAACGATATCGGCCTTGTGGGCCTTGAAATAGGTGTCGCGCTCCTTGCCGGGGGCCATGCCCATGAAAGCGGCCAGGTGGTCCACCTTCGCGGCGGGCTCGTTGGCGGCTGGGACGACGGCCACGGGGTCGATGCCGGTGCTGGCCACGATGTCGGCGGCCTGCTTGGCGGCGGACTCGACGCTCGCCTTGACAGCGGCGGCCTGCTCCTGGACGGCGGCCGAGGCGGCCTGCAGCTTCTCGAGCTCGGCGGTCAGTTCGGCGATGCGGGCGTCCTTGGCCACGATGTCGGCCTTGGCGGCGGTCAGTTCATCGGCGGCGCCGACGGTCAGCTTCTCCACGGTGGCCCGCAGATCGTCGCGCTCGGAAAGGAGGGCGGCGGCGGCGACGCGCAGGTCGTTCAGCTCGGCTTCGGGAGTCAGCTTGCTCATGGTCTTCTTAAACTTGGAGGAACGGTCAAACGCGGCGGGGTTATCCGGCGTGTATTCCTCCATGTCGTCTTCCTCGGCTTCGGCCCCGGAGACGATGTCGGCAGGGTCAAGCACCTCGACCCCGAGAGCCTCGACGGCGGCACGGTTGCCAGCGTCGTTGTCGATGAACTCGTCGATTTCCAGACCAGCGTCCAGCATGGCCTTCACGGCGCCGGCCTTGAACTCCGCGGACGGGCTGCCGTCGGTGTTCATGATCAGCTGGTCGTACGACAGGCCGATGCTCTTGAGGTCCTGGATGGTGCTGGCACGGGAAGACTCCGGGCGGTTCGTCAAGACGACGACCTCCTCGGCCTCGGCCTTGATATAATCGATGACGGCCTGCACGGGCTGACCGTTGTCGAGCACGGTGCCGTCTATGTCGGTGATGATGCGGGGCATGTTAGAAAGTGGCCAGGGCTTCTTCCAGGGAGTCGGCCATGCCCGTGATGAGCCCGTTGCCGGCGGCCTTCTTGCCGGAGAACACGGCGCCGTTCATCGCCTCCTGCTTGGCCATCGAACGGGTCTGCTTGACGCTGGACATGAAGTCGGCGTGGATGCTGTCGACCTGCTCCTGCAGGTTCGCGATCTGCTCGGGCGTGAGGGACGTGCCCTCGATGCCGGCGCCCTTCAGCGGCGAGCCGGAAGACTTGATGACGACCATCTGGACGCCGGCGTCGGCGTAAGCCTTGGAAAAATCCGGGATGGCCATATAAACGCCGATGCTTCCGACGCTCGAGCTGCTGGAAGCGACGACGCGGTCGGCGGCCGAACCGATCCAGTAGGCCGCGGAGCACATCTCGCCGTCCGTGTAGGCCATCGTCGGCTTGGTCATGTTGCGGACCTTGTTGGCCAGCTCCTCAACCCCGGTGACCGTGCCGCCAGGGGAGTCGATAGCCAGGCAGACTTTCTTCACGGCAGGGTCGGAGGCCATGGCGTCGAGCGCCTTGGACACGGCGTTGATGTCGCAGGAGCCCAACATGCACTCCATCGGGGACAGGCCCTTGCCGATCAGCCCGGTGATGGGCACGACGCCGACGCCATCCTCGGTCACATACGGCTGCGGCCGTTCGCCGAACAGCTTGGCGAGCACGTCAGTAAAGGCGTATTTGTCGGCCAGCGCCTTCATATCGGCGGCTTTGGCGGGGTCGACCAGGAGAGGCTCGCGGCCCTTCAGTCCGTTGGTGAGGAAGCGCATAGGTGTCAGAGGTTGAGAGGGGCGTCTTCGCCGGGGCCGGAAGGGGGACCATCGGCGCCGTCGAGAGGCTGGCTTACGGGAGCGACGCCACCGCCGGATTGTCCAAGCATCCGTTGCATGGCCTCCTCGTAGGTGACCTTGCCACCCGTCGCGGCCGTCACGTCCTTGGCGAAGGAGATGTCGCGCACAAGCTGCATAAAGGCCTTCTGGAAGTCCTGGCCCCTTTTCTTGTAAATCTCGGTGTAGTTCGTAAGGCCGGCCAGCAGGTCCTCGCGGTCGTTCTTGGAGTCGCGCCCGTTGTCGATGCTGGGCATCTGCGGGCAGGTGAACTCGACCTCGGCCCAACGCGGGTCCTCGGGAAGCTCGCCCCGGGCGATGCCGTCGCTGATGCGCCACTGCCAGTCCGGCACGCAGTACTCGTCGACGACCATGCACTGGATCTGCGAGACATAGCGGTCGGCCTTGCCGAGCACCATGCGGATAAGCGCCGAACCGGCCTTGCTGCCGTCGGAGACGACCTCGTAAGGCAGGCCACCGGCCGCGATCATGCGCGACAGCACGGCGTTGAACATCTCCATGCTCTGCCGCGGGAAGTTAGGGGTGACGCTCTTGAGGTCCTCGCCGGGCTCTAGCACCAGCAGCTTGCCGCCCATCTGCTGGCCGATCTGGTTGAAAGTGGACGAGCCGATGCCGTTCAAGTCAGCCGCCATGCTGTCGTCGATGGCGCCGCCATTCTTGGTCAGCACGTTCGGGGTGTCCGTCACCTGCTTGCAGGCGCGCTTCTCCAGCTCGATGATCTCGACCTGGTCCTGCATCGAGTTCAGCGCCTGCTGCATCGGGGGCAAACCGTGCCCGCTGCTCACACGCTGGAGGTTGGCCACGTGGCACATGGAGGCCGCCGGAATAAGCCTGTATCCGGACTCGCCCGTCTGCACCCAGTACCCTTTGACTCCGCCAAGCTCGTCGAAGACGATGCCGTCCCAGGTGTTCTTATCCAGCAGTGTCTGGTCGTCCGGGTTCAGCACCCGGTGGCCCTCGATCAGCTGCATCTTGGCTTTGCCCGTCTTCGGGTCGCGGACCTTGATGGAGAAGATCTCGCCGTCGACCGCCCAGGTGTGGACGATGATGCGCTGGATCTGCTCGCCGGACTTGCCGGTGACGTCGGCGCGGCGCGTCTCGCGATAATAATACTCCTCGTAAAGACGGGCCTTGGCAGGGTCCTCGGCGTGGCTGGTGTACTTGAGACCATCCCCGACGACGTACATGACCATGTCGTTCACGTACTGCACCATGCTCGGGTAGTTCTTCTCCGCGTAGCGAGCCCGCTGCATCAGCTGCATGCGGTCGCCTTCGCGCACGTCCCGCTTGTTGTCCTGGGGCGTCGAACCATACCAGGCGCGACGGGAGAACTGGAAGCCTCCGTTCAGGAAATTGTTGTTCCAGCTGGCCTGCGGCTTCGGCGTCGCTTCGCCGGCGGACGGTTTCGCCTTGGGCTTCGGTACGTTGGCGGACTTCTTGCGGGGCATAAATCAGTAGACGCGGTTATCCCAGCGGATGTTGATGACGCTGTACCGACGATACGCCGCGTATGTCTGCGGGTCCAGCTGGTAGAGCGCATACCCCGCCTCGTCTAGCATCTCCTTCGGAGGCAAGGCCCACTGCTTCGACACGCTCGAGCCGGAGTCGCTGTACGAGACGACGTTCAAGCCGGCCGTGATGGCGGTGACCGCCTTGTTGCGGATCGCCAGCAGCTCGTCTTCAGTCAGTCCGATGAAAAGTCCGCGTGCCATGGTGGTGTCCTACCCTTGGCAGGCGTGTAAAGGGGACGGGCCGGGGGTTCCAAGCACCCCATGACGCCAAGCCATCAGCGCCCTGCACTCTGCTTCCCCGGCCCGTCTTGCCTCCAAGGTGAAGGCATAAAGCCACCCGTCAAGCATCCAACGGCGCCTCCTCGCCAACCCCAGACCGCCCGACGATG